ATAGGAACAGGTATAATACTTTGTACCTGCACTGTCGTTTCAATAGCCTTGGCAGCGTGCCACCAACCTTTTCGAAAGAAATTGTTGGAGCAATCTACCGTGCTTTTGATCGTGCCTGGGCGGCGACCTTCAGGTGGCTGTAGCCAATATGCCGGTGTTACATCGTAACCCCGGAAGGCTTCTAAGCCGCACGATTCACGAAAGTATCCGTGAACGTGGGTCTTTTCCTCGTTTACTTTAAAACTGAAGTATTCGAGCAACCACTTAAGGTCTAACCCCGCGTCCTCAGGGATGATAATATCATCCCCGAAGACTCGGATCTCTCCTGATAGACGACGAAGCGTCCTCTCGTTCACAGTTAACCCGCGCGCAAAAATTAATGCGGCGAGTGCTGGAACAAGAAAACCCAGAGTCTCTACAGGAAAGGTGCAGGCGTTACCCATCGTACTAAACTTACGAAGTTCGTAAGTTTGTGCTAGACCACTCATCAGTTTTTGAGTGATCGTACGGGTACGCGAAGCCTTGAGAGCTTGTAACAAAGACGGTTGTCTTCGAAATAAGCGCTCAACATACCTACAGGTTAACCTGTCTGAGGCAGCCGAGAGATCGACTGTCCAGGAGGTACCTGTAAGTGAAGCGCGCCTGGCTCCTTCTTGGTTAAAGGTTTGATCGCGGAAGCGAACAAAGCCATTAATCCAAGTCGAAGCACAGCGTGTATCGAAGTAATCCCATAGAGCCTGCTGACACCATTGGTGTTCAGACGGTTCTGCGGCGATTAGCCTAGGTCCCTTTTGGGACTTCGGTACTATTACCAGTTTAGACGATGGTTCGTTCGAACCAAGGCTTGACTGGCCTTCGATATTTTCAATCCAATGTTCGTAATTTGCGAAAGCATATCGCGAACATGGAAAGATCACTTCAAGCTTGTCCGACCAATTAGAGAAGTCATATTTAAATGAACTTCCGATGGTGTCAGACACTGCACCGGGACCATGCTTAAACTTCCAATCTTCGGGCTCGAAAGCCCCAAGGGTGGTTGCGACGATGTCGGCAATTTGCTGACACACTCGCAAAAGTCTGAGCTGTCGATCGCACACTGGATCTGACCCAAGGTTTGGGTCAGAGTTTGGCATCCCGTAATTGTCAAAATGACAATTAGCGAGATCACCAAGGTCAGTGATGACGCCCTCACTCGAGTACCAGTCGGTAGTCGCGAGAGGAAGGTCGCGATCAATTGTGTAGAAGTTTGTAATCGTTTCATCAATTACACTCCTTTTACAATCAATGCGTAGTTTCTTACCAAAGGCATATAATTGCCTTAGACAAGAGATTGCATTGATATCAGGCTTAAGTAGAAGCATACCTTGTCTGTCAAATATACGTAACATCAATGCCCGAAAGAGCTTCGGGATTGGTGTCGACTTATCAGTTGGCGAACTTAAAGCCAACCGACTCGTCGTGTACGTCTCACTAGATAAGCACTTATCAAAGTGCTTGCCTAGGGCCGGAAGATCTAGTGTGAAAACACTAACTCCTCTGGTTTCGACAGACTGTGAGATGCGTTCGTAATCACGAAGCAACTCCACACGGTCATGCGGGTATATGCCTATGGCATCCGTAAGGACCCCATAGACTACTTTGAGTAGACTATTACTATAGCTTTTCATCATAACAATCCTTTATTAGGGTTGATTATAATCTAGAGCTGAAGTTGTAGGCACTCTGTTGCGCTCCTACTTAGGAGGGACTAAGCTTAAGAAAGCTTAGCGTGCAACTCCCCGATAAGGTCGATAGTCATTGTGTTAAACAATGATTCGACGTTGAGTTTTGAACCTTCAAGTAGTGGATCAGCAGGCGCAAGCTTGGTGATCATGACTACTTCGGTAAAATACTCGGGAACGGTATCAGTAGCGTAACGTGTAACTCGCCACTTTATTGTATGGCGTTCGGTTGGTAAGTTACCAGCCTTCACGTTTTCGTTACCGTGAGTCACCCAAATTTGGTGCTCATTCACAGTACCTCGAAAGAGGTACTCTGAATTACCGTTATCATCGCGGATTTTATTGAGGATGACTGGATTAGCCGGTCCGGCTTTTCCACCAAAATCAATAGATAGAGTGTTACTATTCAACATAGTCTGTATCCTTTCTAGGATAATTTGCGACCCTTGAGGATCGCTAAAGACCCTAGAATCGACAGTTGCCTTCCCGAGAGGAAAGGCATCGAAGCAGCAAAAGGTGTAGGATAGAAGACCATTCGGTTCTTCGTCTCCCTATACCTACGTGGATTAGAGCTTGTAATAAAACTTGACATTGCAGGCTCTATCGCGATGGATTCCGATTTTGAGTGAGTCATCACACAAACGGGTCCATTTAGGACTGCAACGGAATTGTCAATGGCTAAAAGATAGTCACCAACAGAACCGATGTAGTCCGCAAGCCAAGACCATGGAACAAGTTCCCACACAGTGGGAAGTATGTTAGCATGGGTTAGGCCGCGTACAAGACGGTGGGCAGCTTTGCGCTTCCCAACGTCCGACTTAGGAAAAGTCGAGGGGTTTGGTTTCCAGCGTACCGAAGACCAAACTTCCGAAGTAGTGGTAAATTTAATGCGACATTCATACCTAAAGTAAAAACTGTGTAAAACAGTTAAACCTGATGTGAATGACGCTGTACCACCTTTCCCTTTGATTCCACGAGATAAACCTCTTTGTTCTAATACTTTCAATTCATTGTACCGCTTTTCGGCGGCAGCAGTGAAATCGAGCATTTTAACAAGGTCATTTACGAGCGGCTTTATCGCAAATTGATAAGTAAGGTTAGCGCCAGATAGAGATCTAGCGTTAACAGTTTGCTTATCCATAAGCTTTAAACCTGCTGCTCGTACACGGAATGGAAGCTCAGCTAACTCACCGATAAATGTCGGTAAGGAAACATGAGCTTGAGAAGGATTCGTCCTCGCAGCTGTCTTAGTTGCGAAGGCCGAGCCCCCATCAATTCCAGTCAATGGTAAATGTGCTAACGCTGGTAGATGAATCGACCAGTTGTCAGCCCATAAGTCATGGTCATAATAACCTGACGCTAAGCCGGGCTCATTTGTTTTAACATCACTGTTAAAATAATTTTGCCCGCCGTAGTTACCTATTATATCGGAGCACGATCTGATCGTGCCACTTAAGGAGGTGTCGTTTCCGATCGCGGAGAACTTTTGAGCAGACCCAGATCCTGGGATCTGTTCATCAGAAAATCTATCGCGAGCGGGCATGATATTCTCCTATATAATGACTATAGCAAGCAGACTAACGCTTGCTTATTCCGTAGAGGTATCCTATTACTAGGATCTTTGCTACTTGTGTGGAGCACAAAAACGTGAACGGTTACGACCGCTTGAGAGCCTTAC